ACCTACTGGTGATCCTTCTCAGTATACAGACAAAACAAATCTTGTTGATGTCATTCTTGGCGATGGTGAGATTATAATTCCAAAAGAACTAATTAGATACATCGGTCTTGATAAACTTACGAAGATTAACAATAGGGGTGTAGCAATGATGAAGGCTGTTGAAACTGCTACTAAACAGGGACAAGCACAAGCACAGGAACCAGTACAATGAGTCCAGAACCTAGTCAAGAAGATATGGTCAGTGCCGACCCAAACCTCGGCATACAAATTTTAAAGCAAGAGCTTGCAGCAGTCGGTAAAACCATTGCTGATATTTCTGATGAAGAGTTGGGAAGACGCGCAAGGCAAGTTGGTCTTGATGCAGATCAAATGCAAAGTCAGTTTAAATTTAAACGTACACCGGGAAAAGGCATTGGTATTGGTGTTGAAAAAGTAAAACAAAGAACTGCTGCACAAATTATTCGTGGTAATCAAGAACCGCCTCCTGCTTTTTTTGAGGGTATTCCTGAAGCTATGCAACAAGCATTAGCAGGTATTAATCAACAACGCATTCTTGGTCCTACACCACCAAAACCAAGAGATAAGCCTCCTGTTCCAACTACACAAACACCAGAAGCTACACCAGAAGCTACACCAGAAGCTACACCAGAAGCTACACCAGCGCCAGAAAGTACAGCGCCTCGTCCAAGAGTTAAACCTGCTGCGCCATCTAGGTCAAGTTCTACTTCTGGGTTGTCTACAGTTGGACGTAGAACAACACTAGAAGAAAACGAAGCTTTACGAAAAGCTTTAGGTGTTAGTGAAGAGGAAGTTTCTGAAAGTCTTATTGAAAAAGTTGGTAATCTTTTTACAAGATTACTTCCAACAAGAGAGGACATGCTTTCTGGTATGTCTCTTCTTGAACTTCCTCGAACAGGATTAGAATTACAACGAGCAGCAACAGAAAATAAAAGAAGTAGAACTGAAGACATGACTGCATCATTACAAGATGAAATGGCACGTAGTCGTCGTATTTCAAAAGAAATGGAAAGTTCAGGACTTACTTCTCCAGAACAAACAAATGTAGTAGATAGAGATGAGTTTAATACTACTCCTATAGGAACTAGGTTACGTCTTCTTGCAGAAGAAAACTTACGCCGTAATCAAGAAGCAAGAGAAGCAATTAAAAAAGAAGAGGGTACTCCTCCTAAACGTCCAGTTTCACCCCGTGTTTTAGACAGTGCCGCAAAGCGTTTTGAGGCTACACTTGAAACACCTAGACAAGAGCAAGAAGGTACGCGACTTTCTTTTAATCAAATTGTAGAAAATAGTACTGCTAGTGCACCTAAAACACGAGCTTCAATTTTTGATAATACAGCACAAGTAGGTAAAGCAGGATCAGTAGATCGTTCTAGTCAAACAAATATTATTAAAAAATATCTCAACTCTATGGGCTATAGTAAACAAGATCAAACTAAGTTTGCTAAATATTTCTTTAATACATTTGACCAAGATGTTTTCTTTAATCAAGATGTAATTATAGCTGCACTCAAAATGTTTAATAAAGAAAATTAATAATGATTGGTTTAGGAATTGTCGGCAATCTTCTTGGTGGTGTACTTAATGTTGCGTCCACGCATCTTGAAAGTAAAGCTGTTGTTAAAAAAGCTAAAGCAGAAGCTGAAGCAGAGGTTTTAAAGACAGTTGCAACCCACGAGAGTAAGTGGGAAATGGCGATGGCTAAGTCGTCTAATGACTCTTGGAAAGATGAAGCATGGACTATTCTTTTTATTGGAGTAATTGTTTGCTGCTTTATTCCCGGTCTTCAGGTTCATATTGAGCAGGGCTTTTTTGTACTATCTAACTCAACACCTGAATGGTTTCAATACGCTGTGTATATGTCAATAGCTGCAAGCTTTGGTGTACGTGGTATTAAAAAGTTTATTAAGTAGGAGATTAACATGGCTAGTGAAAAAATAAAAATTATTAATTCTATTCTTTCTATGAGCCGTAATAGTGGTAGTTCCGAAGAAGAGTTAGCTAAGTTTGGAAATAGCTTGCTTGAAAAAAGTATTAAAGACCTTCGTTCAATTGAAGCAATGTCTGGAGAAACTACACAAGATTTAAAAGGTAGTGACCTTAAAGAACTTGCAAAACCAAAAGGAAAAAAAATGCAAAAAGGTGGGCGTGTATATGCACCACGTAAGGCAATGCACTACTAATGGATTTAGAAATTCTATTTGACCAGCTTAAAGACTTTGAGGGATTAGAACTTAAACCCTATCGCTGTACGTCAGATAAGCTTACAATTGGATTAGGCCGTAATCTTGAAGACAACGGTATCACTGAGGAAGAAGCTTACTACCTAGCTACCAACGATCTTGATAATCTAATGGATGAGCTAGATCAAAACATTCCTTGGTGGGATGACTTAAACGATCCACGCAAACGAGCTTTACTAAACTTGGCGTACAATGTAGGTACTCCAACTTTAATGAAGTTTAAGAAAACACTAGAGCATTTAAAGAATGGCTTCTACACAGAAGCTTCTGAAGAAGTTCTCCGAAGTCGATGGGCTGATCAGGTCGGACGAAGGGCTACTTTTATTTCAGAAGTTTTCAAAACAGGTGTAGACGACTAACTGACGGCCACCTAGCGTAAGCTGGCCCCGTCAACAACAAACCAACGTGGCTACCCAAAGTTTTCACTTTGGCCCCAAGGAGGTATACATGACTAATCTCGATGAAGAAAGAAAACCATATCAGAATGACTACAGGCAGAATCTTTCAGAAGAGGATGCTTCAGAGGTAACAGAGGAAGAAACGGACCCTTCAGAAAAAGAAGCTACTTCGTTTATTGATTCTGATAAATCTGGTAAGGCAACACACGACTATAAAAAGCGTTATGATGATTTGAAAAAACATTATGATCAAAAAGTAGAAGACTTTAAAAAGAGTAAAGAAGAGTATGAAGCAAAAATTACTAGCTTTGATAATCCAACTTTACCGGCAGGTGCAACTTCTCAAGAGATGGAATCTTTTAGGGAAGACTATCCTGATGTTTACAAAGCGATGCAAACAATTTCTGCTCAACAAGCTGAAGAGAAATCCAAACAGCTTGAAGAAGAGATTGCTTCGCTTAAAGAAAAAGAAGTACATTTAGTTCAGGAGCAAGCTAAGAAAGAACTTACTGATGCTCATCCTGATTTTTTTGAACTTCGAGAAACAGAAGAGTTTCTACAATGGTTAGAAGAGCAACCCGCTTCTATTTCAAATGGTATTACTCAAAATAATACTGATTCTAAATGGGCTGTTCGTGTTGTTGATCTGTATAAAGCTGACAAGGGATTAGTTAAGTCCAGAAAGAAGCAGTCAAAATCTAACGACAAAGCTGCTGACTTTGTTCCCACAAAGAACAAGGTTGTCACAAATACTAAGACTGATCGTATCTGGACTACTGATGAAATTTCTCGCCTACGCCCAGACCAATTTGATAAATTAGAAAAAGAATTGGAACAGGCTAATCGAGAAGGAAGAATTAGACCTTAACCAAAAACTTTAACGGAGACTATTATGGCTTATGCAGTTTCGGCTGGTTACGAAAACCTACCTAACGGTAATTTCGTCCCAGCTATCTACAGCCAAAAGGTTCTTAAATACTTCCGTCGTGCATCGGTTGCAGAAGCAATCACTAACACCGACTACGCGGGAGAAATTGAGAATTTTGGCGACACTGTGAAGATTATTAAGGAGCCGACGATTTCGGTTTCTTCGTACACTCGCGGTGCTACAGTTAACCCCCAAGACCTTACGGACGCTGAGATTACTCTCACGGTCGATCAGGGCAACTACTTTGCTTTTAAGGTTGACGACATTGAAGAGCGTCAGAGCCACGTAAACTTTGAGGCTCTTGCTACCTCTTCGGGTGCATATGCGCTCAAGAAGGCTTATGACTACAATGTTCTAAAAGCTATTGCTGACAACGCTACCGCTGGTAGTGGCCTTGGTTCTGCTGGTTCTGCTATTTCAGGCAACACTGGTGACGAGCTTGCTAATTACATTGCTAAGTTTGCTCGTCTTCTTGACGAACAGGATGTTCCTGAAGAGAATCGTTGGTTTGTGGCTCCGCCGCAATTCTACGAGGTTCTTCGTCAGGCTGATTCCAAATTGATGGATGCAAGTGTTACGGGTGAATCGATGAGTCCTCTTCTGAATGGTCAAGTTACCAATCGTAAGATTCATGGCTTTACTTTGTATCAGTCGAATGCGATGGTTGTTGGCTCACTTGGGACAGCAGCGGCAGCGACCTTTGGTCCTGTTGCTACAAGTGGAGAATCTTTTGCTCTTGCTGGTCATATGAGTGCAGTTGCTACTGCCTCTGCGATTGCCAAGACTGAAGTTGTCCGCGACCCTAACAGCTTTGCTGACATTGTTCGTGGCCTTCACGTTTTCGGACGTAAGGTTCTCCGTGGTTCTGGTGATGGTTTTACTGGCGCGCTCGTCGGTGTAACCGATCTAGACTCTTAAAGGAGGGCATAGAAAATGGCTACTTACAATCGCACTTCCTCAACTGGGGGTACTGTCGGGCATCCGGCTAGTGCGCTCAAATCATATGTTATTACTTCGCCGGTTTACGACGCAGTTGATAACACGGACCTAGAACAAGGTGACATTGTTCAGTTGATTGATCTTCCTGCCGATACGATGATTATTGGTGGGGCTATTCAAGTTCTCGAAGCTTCGGGCAACGAACAGATCACTTTTGACGTTGGTGTTACTAGTGGTGCATTGACTGCTGATGCTCTTGTTGACGGTGGCGACTCTGATGCCACTGGCTTCACTGGCTTTAGCACGACGGC